CTTTCGCCAGGCGGGGTAAGGCGCATTTTCCAACCACGTCCAAAACGACGTGTCTACGTCTGCATCTAATGGGCGATAGTGCTGACGGATGTACTTGCGCGTGAACTTGCGGAGGCCTTTGAGCTTCCTCCGCATGGGCTTTGGGGGCTTGTAGGCGAACCTTTTTCGCACCCCTGCGATCATTGTGTCTGGGTCTTGACAATCTGGGTGTGGCATGGCTGCTCCAGCCAAATGACACCCCAGCGTGACCATGGACGGTGGCCTACGTTCAACGTCATGTGGAAGGGGTTTACTGACCACCTTAGTATTGTCCTTCACAGGATCAATAGGTGGTAGTTCCACCTCACCATAACGATAACCGTAGGCCAGAGCCCTTACACGGGGACGGATCGCAGGGTACGCGGAAAATTATGGTACCCACGCTCTTCTTGGACAAACTTGTGATACGCGAAAGCCCAGAGCACAGACTGTCCACAGACATCATGCAGTGCAATGGCATTCTCTCGTTTCAGGTTTATTGTAGAGGTGGTACCGGCGCGCTGCCAAAGTGCAGTGAAGATGGACTCGTCGGTGACACCTTCAGAAATGATGCGCACTGTAACCAGCTGCGCACACAATTCCAGGCTGCAAAGCTGATCGCGTTGCTTCACCATTTCGAATCTTGGCATCAAAAAGTACCTACAGTACAATCGCCAGTTCATGAAACCGCCTACCTGCTCATACTCGGTAAACCGAACAGTAGCATAACGGGCGTCGTCGTGCTTAAGGTCGGCAATGGAAATATCGTCAGCGCGCAAATCGGGATGCGCGGTAGTGTGCAACTTGATGAACTTGTAGTGGTCACGATACTGGAAGATCCCCCTGTAGGATACATCCAACGCCTTGCGCTTACTGTCTTCGCGCACATCGGACCGCAACACCCAGCATTTGGCTAACAACAAGAGGCCAACAAACCCGGGCAACATCAGGTTAGGGAACAAATCAAACAACAGGAGTTTCCACCCAAAGTATGATCGCACGGCCTGCACAAGGACCGTCACTGCTGTTTCGGCAACAACCATCAAAATACACAGCAGTGTCAAAAGGATCATATCAGCGTCGGAAAGCACAGGGGGGGCAAGGTACGTGTGCTTCAAAGGGCGCTGTATCTTCTCTACCATTTCATGGTGAGGAATGGACGGGACCAGTTTGGACTTGGGCTCCTTGGGACTCGGCTCAGGCGATGGGGGCAAAGGAGCATTAGGATCCTCATCCATCTCCCGCCGGGCATCCTCATGCCCGTCCTCCTCGTCACGCTCTCGAGCTCGCTCTTGGCGCAGGGCGTCTACACGTCCTTTGAACGCCTCGGCATTTCGCTTGATTGCGGCATGGTCCTTAGGTTTCCTACATTTGGCAGAAATGTGATCAGTGGCGCCACAGTTAAAGCATGCACGGGTATCAGCCGGCTTAGCCTTAGGAACTGGGCACTCACGAGACATATGGCCAATCGCCCTGCAATTATAACATTCTGGTCCAGCAACAGGGGAAGGGGGACTAATGGGAACGGACGTGCTGCACACTGCCTCCTTATACGTGCGCAAACACTTGGGTACATACTTGTCGCATTGAGTGACTGACTCCACCAATTGGCCCTTCAGGGAGTCATAAAGCCTCTGCCCGAGTTTGTCCCCGGGGGCGGGCTCATCACGTTGATCCAGCGGCTCGTCAACCCCAGTGTCGATGACACGCCATAGACGTCGAGTTCTGGAAAAGCCTCCAGCATTGACGACTTGGTGATCACCACATTCCGGAATGGGCACCTCTT